CGAGTTGAAGCAGAGCAACTTAAATTAATAAGGCAGCAAGAGGAAGCGGAACAGCAGGAAATTGAACCATGTGTGGCACCGCCTGAACCGTTACAGCAAATAAGTTTGTACAATGTAAATATTCAAATTTGTAAAGTTACGCAGGAAGACATAAACGCTATTTTCGAATTAATTAAACTTCGTGGCATTAAAGGAAAACGAACAATTAGCCTTGCAAATGAGTAACATAACTTGCAAGCAAGACATATTTGATATCACTACGCAGCAATGCGCAGCAAAATGTGATGTGCATAAAAATTATAAATGCTGTGCATTATGTGATGATAAGCTATATTGTGAATATTTTTGCGGGGAGTGTGAACGGTAATGGCGATTCCTGTATTAATTATTGGTAAATCAGGCACAGGAAAAACAACCAGTCTTAGGAACTGCCTTGAAGGATTTAACCTTATAAAAGTTCTTGACAAGCCATTACCATTTAGAGGTAAAATTCCAAGCGGTGTGTCTGACAATTATGCTACAATAACAAAGTGGCTTGTTGGAGCTAAAGAAAATTCTATTGTTATTGATGATGCTGGTTATTTGATAACTAATCATTTTATGACAGGTCATTCTAATGCTGGAAAAGGCAACGGCGTATTTGCGCTATACAACGAAATTGGAGATAGATTCTGGAGCCTGATAAGGTTTATAACTGACAAATTACCAGCAAACAAAATAGTTTACTTAATGATGCACGAAGATACTAACGATTTTGGCGATATTAAGCCAAAAACTGTGGGAAAGTTATTAGACGAAAAAGTTTGCCTTGAAGGAATGTTTACTGTTGTTTTGAGAAGTGTTAGAAATGATGGCAAGTATAAATTTGTCACGCAATCAGCAGATGGGGCAGTTAGCAAGTCACCTATGGGGTTATTTGAAACACTAGAAATTGATAATGATTTGAAGTTAGTTGATACCGCGATCCGCGATTATTGGGAACTATAAAATAAAAATTTGGAGGTAATTATATTATGAAGAAGCCCGAAGGATATGACCAAGCACAAATTTTTGACGGTGAATTTAAATCAATAACACCGGGTGGGCATATTTGCCAAATTAAAGGTGCAAAAACTGAACTAACTCACAATGGTGATGAAATGCTGGTAATTATGTTTGATATTTGCGAAGGTGAAAATAAAGGGTTTTATGCAGATCAGTTTAAAAGCAGGACACCCACCAATTCTAATGCAAAATGGCCGGGGGTTTTCCGGCAGGGGGTAACAGGCAAAGGCATATCATTTTTAAAAGGTATGATTACAGCAATTGAGGAAAGCAATTCGGGTTACAAGTGGAATTGGGAAGAAAAAACATTGACCAATAAATTATTCGGCGGCGTATTTGGTCAGGAAGAATGGGAAAATCAAGATGGTGATACAAAATTATCAACAAAATTGGTGTTTATTCGTAGTGTTGAAGCGGTTAAAAAAGGCGTTAAGGTACCTGAAATTAAGCGATTGAAGGGTTCGATATCGAACGGCATAGCTGAATCGTTTGGAAAAGAAATTGATGATTCTGAAATCCCGTTCTAACACTTTATGTTACATAATAATTATTATGCAGAAGCCTAAAAACTTCTGCTATATTTTTAAAATATGTGTTGAAATGTATAATAATAGTTGGTATAATATAGGCAAGGAGATGATTTAATATGAAAATATTAAAAAACGTTAAAGTTCCAACAGGAAATATTTTAATAGTCAAAGGCGATAAAGGAAAACTTGAATGTGTATCGCTTGGAGATTATGGTAAAGAAAATAATTTAAAAGCTGATTTTCTTGGCTTAACCCGTGAAATTGAAAAAGTTAAATCGCAAAAAGTAATGCCTTTAACTGATAAATGGGTTGTGACTGTCAGTACGCAGTACGGTTGCTTAATTTTGCAGTAGCTGGTTATGAAGTCGATGCTAAAAAACTACATTCTTTGTTTGACCCCGCTAGATTTGTTGTAAAACTTACTCCAATGCACAAAACATCTTCTGCTTTGGACAACGGAATTAAAACTAAAGGAGATTATACAAGTTTTTATCCTTACAAGAAAATAGAAGAAAACTTAAAAAATATTGGGTTCGATGTACTGGTATTTATTGCTTCGGAAGACGAAGACTTAGGAAGAATTACTTGCGGTAATGCGATTCTTTCGGGAACAATGCCGCTTTGTAAATATGATATTATAAACTAAAATTAAAAAGGAGCAACAAAATGAAACTTAAAGAATTCCGAGAAAAGTATAATTTTACACAAGCGGATATGTCACGGTCACTAAATATAAGCTTAAACACTTATATTAGATGGGAGCTAGGAATAGGTAATCCGGGGTTTGAGAATAAGATTAAGCTGGTAAAATATTTTAATAATTTTGGCGAAAAGTGGGAGTGATTAAAATGGTAAATTGTTTAATGGCGTATAAAATAGTTGGTGCTGCTAATCCCGATTTGGCTTTCTGTCGCGAAGGTACTGAAAAACGTAATTGCCCGGGATGTTGTGTTGACTGTGACAACAAATGCAACGAAGCAGAAGAACCGAATCCGTGTAAAACGCCAATTGCAAGCGTGGACTAATGGAACTTCGTGATTATCAGCTAAAATTAGTAAATGATGTTCGCCAGCAAATAAAATTAGGTAAAAAATCAATTTTAATACAACTACCAACAGGTGGAGGAAAAACTGCCGTGGCGGCCTATATAATAAAAAATACAATACTAAAAGGCAATCGTGCTATGATGACAACTCACCGCGCTGAAATTTTTATCCAGATTTTAATCACAATGGAAAATTTTAACGTACCTTACGGAACGATTCAATCTGGCAGCAAAATGGACCTTACTCAGCCTATGCAGGTAGCCAGCATTTTAACTCTTCGCAACAGGCTTGATAAAATACCTGTACCAAAAATTCTAGTAATTGATGAAAGCCAGCACCTGGTGAGCCGAACATGGAAAGAGGTTGCTGATTACTATAGCGAACGAGGAACGATCATTCTGGGACTTAGTGCAACTCCGAAACGTTTGTCGGGAGAATCATTGTCAAGTTGTTTTGATGTGATGGTACAAGGCCCATCAATTAAAGAATTAATCAATATGGGAGCCCTAAGCAAGTTCAAATATTTCGCCCCAAGTGTCGGAATCGACACATCGACAATTCATATTAAATGCGGCGATTTTGACAAAGGCGAACTTGAAATTGCGGTAAATAAAAAGGCCATCACGGGGGATGTGATAGCACATTACAACAGATTGATACCAGGTAAACGAGCAATTGTATTTTGTGTATCAGTCGCACATGCAAAGTCAGTTGCTGGTGATTTTAACGAAAGTGGAATCGCTGCAGAGTTTGTTGAGGGGACCATGCCAAAGGAAGCTAGAAAGTCGGCAATTCAACGATTTAGAAACGGCGAAACGTTAGTATTAACCAATATTGCGATTGCGGCGGAGGGCGTTGATATTCCCTCTGTGGAGGCGGTGATATTGCTTCGGCCAACAATGAGCGAGTCGCTGTTTTTACAGCAGGTAGGCAGAGCGTTGAGGATTGATCCGAATAATATGGGTAAGGTAGCTGTGGTGCTGGATCACGTAAATAATGTACAGCGCCACAACCTGCCTGATGCTCCCCGCCAATGGACGCTAGACGGCACCACATCCCGCAGGAGAGACGAACCGTCAATAGGCGTGCGAGTATGTCCAATGTGTTATGGATGTCTCAAACCAGCGCCTGTGTGCCCATACTGTGGTTATAAATTCGAAGTAACACGCCGGATGCTGGCGGAAGAAAAGGGCGAGCTCAAAGAATTCGATGCCGAGCTATTAGAAATAGCAAAGCGAAAAAAGCGGATTGAATTGAATTGTTGCAAGACAATTGCTGATCTGAAGCAGTTTGCAGAAGAAAATGGATATAAAAGTGGTTGGGTTTATATGAGAGCGAGATTGAAAAATATTAGGAGTTGATGAAAGTGGCGGGAGATTGTACGGATTGATCATGTTTTTATTGTGAAAATCCAGATTGCCACTACTGTGATATATCTAAAACGAGTTTTTGTCCCGGAAAAATAAAGCAATGCGATAAAATCATGGCCGATTGGTCAAAAGATGTGGGTATTGATCGGGGTATATTGTCTTACAGATTAAAAGTAGGAATGACTCCCGAAGAAGCTGTTAACGCGCCGATTGTGAGGAAAACACATGTCAGAACATGATTTACAAAACAAAATCCGGATTGAATTATCGAAACTTGGTTTTACTGTTTTTCGTGCTAACGTGGGCAAGGCTTATACCGGAAAAGAGATCATCCGTACTGAAAACAACGGAGTTTATATTCCCCAAGCTCGAACATTCGATAGTCAATTACCAAAAGGATTTTCGGATTTGTTCGGGGTGGCTC